AAGCGCGAAATCGAGCGCGTAAACGGTCACTTCAGCCTGTCGCGCGCTATCATGTCTGCAGCTAACGGCCGCAGCTTGGAGGGTGCAGAGGCAGAGTGGGCACAGGAGGCACAGCGTGAGATGCGGGCCCAGGGCTTGCAGGTTCTCGGCCAGGTGGCTATCCCGACCAAAGCTCTCCTCCGCGCATCTGCCGACAACTTCACGGCCGGCGCATACGGCGCAACTGCTGACGGCAACGCATTCGTTCCTGTGAACGTGGGCGGAGCTATCGAAGCACTGCGCGCACCGTCTGTCATCGAGCAGTTGGGCACGACCACGCTGAGCAACCTCACCGGTAACGTGAAGTTCCCGCGTGTGTCTGTGAAGGCAGCAGGAACGGCTGAGGGCGAAGTTGACGCTAACGCGGCATCTGGCCTCGAGATGGACGAGTTGACGCTCAGCCCGCAGCGGGTTTCTGCGAAGACCACCTACTCCAAGCAGCTCCTCCTCCAGGGCGGCGCAGCAGTGGACCTGGTCATCGCGCAGGAATTGCAGAACGCGATGAACGCATTCATCGACACGAAAGCATTCGACACGCTCGACGGCGCAAGCATCGACAACCAGTCCACGGACGGTACGACGACCCTGACCGCTGCCATCGCAGTGGCTATGGAATCGGCTGTCCTCGCAGCAGGTGGAAACCTCGCAGCTGCACGGTACGTCATGTCTCCTTCTGCTTACAAGTTCGCGAAGAACTTGGCGCAGGTGGCTTCTGTCTCTGCTCTGTACGACCTCGCCAGCAACACCTTCAACGGTTACCCGGCAGTGGCTACGCCGTACCTGGTGGACGCCAGCTCGGGAGTTGGACAGATGCTCTTCGGTAACTTCCAGCAGGGCTGCATCCTCGCCTACTTCGGAGGTATCGACCTGCTGGTTGACCCGTACAGCGCTGCCGGCAACGCGCAGATCGTCCTGCACGTCAACCGCTTCTTCGATTTCGACGTTCGCCAGGCTGGCGCTCTCTCGAAGATTGTCGACATCAACGCTGCCTAATTAGGCAACGACCACACAGGCGAAGGCCCGGGGCACTCCCCCGGGCTTTCGTACTTTCGGGCCATGATGACCATCAACATCACCAGCTCGCCATCGCTCGACGACATCGTGACGGTGGCAGCTCTCAAGGCATTCCTGCGCGTAGATCATAGCGACGAGGACGCCTATATCACCGCCCTCCGCCAGGTGGCCATCAGCTACGTGGAGAGCATCACAGACACCCGCCTCGGCGACGTGACGGCGGTGGGCTACATGGACAGCTGGCACCCGGTGGCTATCCCGGTAGGACCGGTGCAGAGCATCAGCTCAATCACCTACACCTCGACCAGCCAAACCACGCTGACCCTCGGCGCCACGCACTACTACACCGACCTGGTGAGCAAGCCGGCGCGCATCCGATTCGTCAGCCCGCCTGACCTGTACGACTACGCCCTCAACCGGGTGCAGGTGAACATGACCATCGGCTACCCTGAGGCGTCCATCCCCACGCCGCTCATCCAGGCGGTGCGCCTGCTGGTGGGCCACCTGTACGAGGCGCGCACAGAGGAGGTGCAGGGCACCATCACCACCCGCCTAAAGATGGGCCTCGAAGCACTGGTCAACCCCTACCGCGTCCTGTCATGAAGTTCGGCCGTATGGACAGCCGCATCACCATCGAGCGGACCACCACCACGACGAACACCTACGGCGAGCGGGTGAACGCCTGGGGCACGCTGGCGACGGTATGGGCGGACGTCATCTACCGCGAAGGCAGCGGCACGGAGAGCATTCAGAGCGCCCAGGTGCTGAGCAAGCAGCCGGTCCACTTTCTCATCCGCTACAGCACGACAGTGGCGGACGTCAGCCCAAAGGACCGGGTGAGCCACAACAGCAAGCTGTACAACATCGAGACCGTCCAGGAGATCGGGCGCAACGACGGTCTGCGCCTCACCTGCACCATCCGCGAGTGATGTTTAGCGCACGCATTGACGGCCTTGACCGCATCCAAGAACGCATCAGCAAGGCGGTGGAGTTTGGTGAACTAAACCGCGCGCAAGTACAGAAGTCCTACCGCAAGGTGGCCATGATCTACGTGCGCCGGGCGCAGGCAATGGTTAAAGACGCGGACAAGACCATCTACATCAACCGACGCGGAGCGGTCATCAAGATTGAGCAGGGCACCTTGCGCCGTTCGATGGGCACGTGGACAGCCAACAAGAAGTTCCCTACCATCTTGGCAGGACCGCGAGTAAACCATCCGATGAAGCGCAAGGTTCCGGCCAGCGCCGACGCCTGGTTTGCACACATTGTGGAGCACGGTGACTTTCCGGATGAGTTTGGGGGGAAGAACACGGGGCACCCAAACTATCTCATCCACAAGCGGGCTATGGAATCCGTAGACGCCACGATGCGGCAGAAGCTTATAGGTGAGTTGCAGAAGGAGTTTTCACGCTACATGAAATGACAATAGGAAAAGCCATCTACTACCTGCTAAGCAACGACGCCACGGTGTCGGGGCTGGTCAGCACGCGCATCTTTCCGGAGGTGGCGGACCAGGAGCAGGCCATGCCTTACATCGTGTACAACATCCGCAGCAACGACCCGAGCGACGTGCAGACCGGGCCGTCCTCCCTGGATACCGCAAGCATCGAGATAGCCTGCTACTCCACCAGCTACACCCAGGTCATCGACGTGGCCTCGGCGGTGCGCCTGGCGCTGGACCGGGTGGGCGGCACGTACAGCGGCGTCAACGTGCAGAGCATCCAGTACACCACGGAGACCATGGACTTCGAGGAGGCGCAGCGGGCTTATAAGGTCATGGCCGACTACGAGGCGCGCATCGACCGGGGCAACCTCACGCTGCCAACAGTAACCGCCGTCCGTCCCGATCTCATCATTCGCGGTGCGGTGTACGACGAGCCGCGCACGTTGGCGTTGACCGACGGGGCCACCTTCACGGTAAACAGCGACGACCACCTACTCTTCGCCAACTACGCCTCCGCCTCGGGTTCTGCAGCAGCTACCCTCCGGCTGCCGGTAGTGGCCGGCAACGAGGGCCGCGAGGTGCGCCTCAAAACCGGCAACCACCTCAGCAACCAGCGCACGCTCACGCTGCAACCGGCAGCCGCAGACACGACGGTCACCATCGACGGGAGCGCATCGGCATCGATGGACCGCTCCTATGACGGTATCACCGTGCACTGCATCGGCGGACAGTGGTACATCACGCAGCGCAAATCGAAGTAACCCGCATTCCTTACATTCGCACTATGATTGTCACCCTCAAGCAACCCCTCCAGGACTTTGGCTACGACTGGCCGGCAGGCTTTCAGGTCGAGGTGTCCGTGAAATTCTACCGCAAGCTCGTGGAGAGCGGGCACGTAGACGCGCACCCGGAGGACGAGAAGTACAAGCAGCCGGCAAAGCCTAAGAAGGCCGCCGCTCCCATCGTAACGGAACCCGAAAACACCTAATACTATGCCCCAGACCACCGGCATTCTGAATGCTTCGAGCATTCGCTTTTTCACCGGCACCACCGACGGCACCCACACCGTCGTCGCTAACGTGACCGAGTGCAGCATCTCCATCAGCACGGACGTGCGCGACATCACCACGAAGACCTCCGCAGGCTGGAAGGAAATCCTGCCGGCGCTGAAGTCCGCATCTATCAACGTCAGCGGCTACTTCGCCGAGGACGCCACGAACGGCTTCAACACGTTGGTTGACTACCAAATTGCTGGAACGAAAGTATTTGCTACGTTCTCCAACGTCGGTACCGGATCTACGCCAAACACCGGCGATGAGGAGTTCGACGTGGCTGGCTACATCACTTCCATCGAGCAGACCGCAGGATTCGAGGACAACGTGACGTGGTCGCTGACGATGGACCTGACTGGCGCCGTAGTACGTGAGACCATCTCATGACCGTAACCATCGGCACTGAGACCTTCCAGCTGCGCGCCTCCCTGGGCGCCTGGCGGAAGTTTGAACGGAACACCGGCATCCGCATCGCGGCCATCGACCAGAACGACGTCACCGTCATCGCTGAGCTTCTGTACTACTTCGCCGAGGCAGGTGCCAAGGCAGAAGGGGCAGAGTTCGACTACGACGTGGACAGCTTTCTGGATCTGTGCGAGGTCAGCGAGTTGCCTAAGCTGAGCGAAGCGGTCAGCACCCTGCTCGGCGGAGACGCCCAAAAAAAAAGCGGGGCAAAGGCAAGCCGGTAAACTGGGACGAGATTGAGGCGATGGGGTTGGGCCAGCTTGGCCTGACCCCGTCGGCGCTTTACGGCCTCACCTTCGACGAGTTCAACAACGCCCTGACGGGCA